CATTTGGATATTACTATCCTATATACATTTTATGAAAGAAAATATTATGGATATAAATTTAAGACAAGATGCGCCGGATCAAACAGATATTATAGATCCTAAAAAATTATCTGAAGAAGTAGAGAAGTTAAAATCTATTCAAGCTAATATAAAATTAAAAGAAGATCAAATCAAAGAATTAAAAGAGGATGAAAAACATTTTAGTTGTTTAATTATTCCAAAGTTAATGGAAGATATGAACTTAAAAAGTTTAAAACTTCAAGATGGTTCTGAACTTACAGTTAAAAAAGTTTATAGTGCTACTATGAAAGCTGATAAAAAAGCTGAGTGCATGAGATGGCTTCGAGAAAATGGCCTAGGTGATATTGTGAAAAATGAAATCACAGTTAACTTTGGTCAAGGCGAAGAAAACAAGGCAGCAGAATATGCTGATCTTGCAAAAGGTCACGGTTATGAACCTTCTCAAAAGGAAGCAGTTCATGCCGGGACTTTACGAGTAACCATGGAGGATTGGAAGAACAAAGGTAACGATGTTCCTGAAGATCTTTTTTGGAAGTTTGACGGAAGTCAGACTAAAATAAAAAATAAATAATAACGATTAAATAATAGGAGACATATATGAGTACAGAAAGTACAATCGTAAAAAAAGATAATGCAGGTGCATTATCTACAATCAACCTAAGAGATGATTCAGGTAGAGGAACTGAAGAACTAAGATCAGATGATGTATCAACACCGATCTTAAAAATTCTTCATCAATTATCACCTGAGTGTAACTCGAGAAATGCAAAATACGTTGATGGTGCAAAACCTGGAATGATCTATTCTGGTAGTTTTGGAAATTTAATTGATGGTGAGAAGGGACTAAATATAGTTGTTGCTCATACTCAAACTAGATTTCCAGAGTGGCAAGAAAGAGGAGACAGTGCGGCTGCTCCAGTAGGAACTCATTTAGATATACCTACAGATGCTACGGAAGAAAAGAATGGTAGATATAGATTGACTAATGGTAATTATGTAGAAAAAACTATGTATTTTTATGTAATAGCTATTGTTGGTAATGAGCTAAGAAAAGCTGTTATCGCCATGAGATCATCTAATTTAACTCCAGGAAGAGAGTTAAACAACTTGATTGCTAACTTGAGAATGGAAGATTCACAAGGTTCATTTCAACCCGCAGCTTACTCAGCAATATTCAACTTAAAAACAGTTGGAAAAAACTGGGGAGATAAAAGTTGGCATGTATACAAACCATCTGTAGTAAAAATGTTAGATGTATCTGATTCAAAAGATGCAGCTGCTTATACCATGGCTCAGAAACTTCAAAAGGAAGTTTCTAAAGGTTCTACAAAACCAGAGTATGACAAAGTTGAAAACAAAAATACTAAAGAAATTATATAGTTTCCCTTTAAGGGATGCTGGCCAAGCAAGAACGTTCCCGGGAGACTGGGGACGTTTTAAAGAAATAAATGGGACAGGAAAAAATGAAAGAATACATAAAATATTTTACAGGTTTAAAAAGAAATTATGGAGTTTGCAAAACTACTGAAGGTTTTGTAGATGGAGAAACAGGTAAGAAAAGATATCCACATGAGTGGTCTTCTATACCTGTAACTGAACAAGATTATTTAGATCATTTATCTGGTAGAAAATCTATTGGTATACAACCATGTACTGATGAAGCACAAGCAAGATTTGGCGCAATTGATGTGGATAAATATCCAATAGATAGAAAATTTTATTTAGATATCATACAAGAAAAAAAGCTTCCGATCATACCTGTCCTGTCGAAGAGTGGTGGATTACATTTATATGTGTTCACCACTGAATTTGTAAAAACAAAAGCAATAAGAGATTTTTTAGAACAGATTTTATTTCTATTTAAATTACCCATCAATACAGAAATATTTCCAAAGCAAACTTCTTTAGGTGAGAATGCTGATGGTGAAAAGACTAACGGTAATTTTATAAATTTACCTTACAATAGTCTTTCAAGAAAAGCATTACTTCCAAATGGTGAAGAAATGGAAATAGATATGTTTTTAAAAGTAGTTGAAGCAAATTTACAAACAGAAGCACAATTAAAAAATATACAGAAAAAAATTATAGAAGATGAATTATCTGGGGGTGGAGAAGAGTTTGTAGATGGTCCTCCATGTTTAGGAATACTAACTAAGAAATTAATGAAAGATGGTAGAGATAGATTTTTATATAACTATATGGTGTTTGCTAAAAAGAAATATCCTGATAAATGGCAAGACAAAGTTATAGAAGCTGCAAGAAATTATTTTGAGTTTGATAATAACTGGACAGATATACATGTTAATCAAAAAATTAAAAGTTGGAGTAAAGATACTAAAGGACATACTTGTAATGATCCATTATTAGCACCGGTGTGTGTAAAATCTGTATGTGTTAAAAGAAAGTTTGGAATTATATCAGATAATAAACCGGTATGGCCAGCATTAACTGCATTACAGAAATTAAATATAAAACCTATACCTGAATGGTATTTTACTGTTGAGAATGAAGCAGGACAAACAAAACAAGTTCATGCTAAAAATGTACACAGAATAGAAAGTCAAAAAGAACTAAGAGCATTATTAATGGAACAAGTCCATGTAGTACCGCCAACAATTAAAGCTAATGACTTTTATGAAATATTAAAAAATTTATTTGAAGCATCTAAAATAGAAATATTAGAACCTGCAGAAGGAACTAATCCTTCTGATGTATTAAAAGAACATATACATAGATATATAAATGATCCTGCAGCTAAGAAATATAATTCATTTAAAAGTGGTAGACCATTATTAGATGATGAGTATGCATATTTTTTATATAGTTCTTTCTATGATGATTTAAAAACATATGAATGGAAAGAATCTTCAGCGAAAACATCACTAATGATTAAAGCATTGTTTCCAAGTAAAAATCCAGAAGAGCAAGCTAAGTTTGATCATAGTAAAAAATTCCCTGGCAAAGATTCTGATAATAAACAATACCCACCATTAAAAACTTTAAGAATACCATTAAAGTATTTTGAAAAAGAAGAAGAAGTTAATGAACAAATAGAATTTGAAAGAGAAGACAATATTGTATGATTTATAAATACTATGGTCCACCAGGAACAGGTAAGACATTTAAATTAATTAGTAGGGCTAAAGCGTACGCAAGAGTTGGGACACCTTTACATAAGATAGGTTATTTTGCTTTCAGTAAAAAAGCAGCAGGTGTTGCAAAAGAAAGAATGCCAGCAGATAACAAACGTCTTCCTTATTTTCAAACCTTACATTCTTTTTGTTTTACATTTTTAAATTTAAACATGGAAGATATTATGCAACCTTACCACTATGAAAAATTTGGTAAGGAAATAAATGTTAAAGTAAAATATGCAGATAAATATAACAAAGAAGAGATAAGTTATTTAACCTGTGATAATCCTTATTTTCAATTGATACATAAAGCAGTAAATAAATGTATTGATGTTAGAGAAGAATATGAATTATGGGAACATGATACAAAAGAAGTATTGTGGCCAACTCTAAAATATATTAGTGACAATTTAATAAAATATAAAGAGGCTAAAAATTTATATGATTTTAATGATTTAGTAGACCTAACTATTAAAAACAAAGATAAAGAAAACTTTCCTACATTTAAAGCTGTATTTATTGATGAAGCACANGATCTNTCACCCTTACANTGGAAACTATTTGATGTCTTTAGAGAAAAATCTGAAGATATGTATTTAGCAGGAGATGATGACCAAGCTATATTTGTATGGGCCGGTGCTGATGTTGAAAGATTTATTAAAGAACCTGCTAAAGAAAGGGTCTTAAAGTACTCAAAACGTGTGTCTAGAACTGTCCAGGAGGAGTCTCAGAAGCCTATTGAGAAAATTATGGGGATAAGGAAGGAAAAAAATTATTTACCTAGAGATTTTGAGGGAGAGTCATTAACAATTGCTAATTTAAGCCAGATAGATTTGACCAAAGGTAAGTGGTTAATTTTAAGTAGAACTATATCTAGACAAATAAAGATAGCTGAAGAATTAAAAAAGAAAAATTTATTTTATGAAACTAACAAAGGCAAGAGCTTTGCAGTAACCATGTACAAAAATGCAATGCTATATGAAGATTGGGTCAGGCATCAGGAATTAGAAGATAAAGTTATAAAAGATATAAAAGAATATACAGGTGATGTCGAATGGAATCGAAATAAAAATTGGTTTGATGCATTTGTTGAAGCTGATGAAAAAGAAAAATTGTATATAAAAAATATGTTAGATAACGGAGAAAATTTAAATAAAACTGCAAGGATATGGTTATCTACCATACATGCAGCCAAAGGTGGAGAAGAAGATAATGTAATTTTATGTTTAGATATGGGGGATAAAATCCTTAAATCTATTAAACGTAGTCAAGAGAAACACGACGAAGAACATAGAGTCTGGTATGTAGGGACCACAAGAGCAAGAAATAACTTATATAAATTAAAAGCAAAAATAAAAAGAAAGGGATATCCACTATGAGAATAATAACTTCGGATATATTTATAACAATAACATTAACATTTTTTGTAATTAACATAATGGAGGTACTAAAATGACACATAAAGATATGTTTAACGATTCTTTTCCACAAGATAAACAAATTGGAGGATCACACTATAAGAAATTTCATATACAACCCTATGAATTTATTTCAAAAAATAATCTTTCATTCTTTCAAGGTAATGTAATTAAATATGTTTGCAGATATAAAAATAAAGCAGGTATACAAGATCTTGAAAAGATAATTCATTATTGTGAATTAGAAATTAAAACAATGAAAGACATGAAGAAAAAATGAAGAATAAAGATTTACAATTAAACATGTTTACAGGAGAAGTAGATGTTATTTCTCCTACTGAGAAAGGTGTAAAATATTGTAATAGTTGTAAAAAAGATTTACCTGTAGAAATGTTTGGTTTTTGGTGGTCAGCATCTTATGGAAAAGAAAAAAGAAATGGATCATGCAAAGAATGTATGAAAGTAAATAATGCACTAATTAAAAAATTAAAATTTAATGCACCTCCTAAACCCGATGAGTGTGATTGTTGTGGAATAACTATAAACGAATTAAAAAGAAGAGGAGATAATAGAGAATATGGTGGTTTTCAATTAGATCACGATCATGAAACAGGAACATTTAGAGGATGGATTGATCATTTATGTAATCAAGGTATTGGAAAACTTGGAGATAATTTAGAAGGTGTTTGTAGAGCTGCTCTTTATTTATCTAAAAATGATGTTAATGTAATAATAGAAATTTTAAATAAATTAAAAAAAAAATGATTATACCACAGACAGAATGGTTAGCACCAACAGAGTTTCCTGATTTAAGAAAATATAAGGAGATTGCTATTGATTTAGAAACACGTGATCCAGACTTAAAGAAACTGGGTTCAGGGTCCATAGTAGGTAATGGTGAAGTTGTAGGTATAGCTGTCGCTGTAGAAGGTTGGAAAGGTTATTATCCAATTGCTCACGAGATTGGTCCAAACTTAGAACGTAAAAAAGTTTTAGAATGGTTTACAAATGTTTGCGAATCGCCTGCTACAAAAATATTTCATAACGCAATGTATGACGTATCTTGGATACGTAATTTAGGTATAAAAATCAACGGTTTAATCGTAGATACTATGATTGCTGCATCTATAATAGATGAGAATAGATTTTCATATACTTTAAATACTATGTCTTGGTTATATTTAAACAAAGGTAAGAATGAAGCAAGATTAACAGAAGCTGCTAAGGAAAGAGGATTAGATGCGAAGGCTGAGATGTGGAGATTACCGGCTATGGAAGTTGGATCTTATGCAGAACAAGACGCAGAACTTACATTAGAACTCTGGCAAAAATTTAAGAAAATTATTATTGAAGATGATTTACAAAATGTATTTAATCTAGAGACTGATCTTTTTCCTTGCTTGGTCGATATGCGCTTCCTAGGGGTTCGGGTAGATGTCGAGAAAGCCAATCAATTGAAAACAGCACTGGCAATAAAAGAAGAAAACCTATTACAACAAATAAAAATAGAAACAGG